GAAACTTGACCAAGAACAAACTTACACCAGAACAGCTAACGGATCAACTCATACAAAAATGGAAATCAACTTAAATACAATATGAGAGCAGTTGAATTTTTACTAAAAGAAAGTGTCGCGCCAGGATTTGATGTGTACATGGCCCGCGTCAAGGTTAAAAATCCCATGTACAGCAGCAGTATTGATGTTGCTGTTTTTGCCAAATCACCTGCTATGGCTAGACTTTTGTTGCAAGGTCAGTACGGCGCAGACAGTGTGGTCAGCAACGTGACTAAAATTTCTTAACTAATGAGTATGTGTGCCTTTGCAGAAGAGGCCACCAACAAAGTAGTCTAATCTTTATTAATTGCTACATAATGTATGAATGACAGAATTCTAATAGATCGACTTGAGTTTTATATTACCAATGTATGCAACTTAACCTGCGATGGTTGCAATAGATACAACAACTACAAGTTTTCGGGTTGGCAAAGCTGGGATGAAGCTGAACCAATTCTCACCAAGTGGGCAGAGAAAATTGATATTCGCCATCCTGTGATACTCGGCGGAGAACCCTTGCTTAATCCAGACATTGTCAAATGGATCAAAGGAGTAAATTCTTTATGGCCAGATCACTCTGGAACACAAGTACAAAGTAACGGAACCAGAATTGATCGTGTTAAGGGTCTAGAAGAAGCACTTGATGCTAAAAAGGGCAATTGGTTGGGTATTAGTATACACAATCCCGATGATCGAGAAGAAATATTTGCTCGTGTTCGGAATTTTTTAGGACCCACAACAGTTCAAACTCAACGCACCGATGATCCAATTGGCAGCGACTATCAATTTTCTAACAATAAAAATCTAAAAGTACACGCTTGGATGAGCAACAAGTTTGTTCAAAGCAATATCATTCAACGTCCAAATGGCACATTTACTTTGTACAACAGTGATCCCGCAGCGGCTCACGAAAACTGTACTTTTCGCCGGTTCAAAAACTATCACATGATCAATGGCATGATCTACAAGTGTGGGCCAGTTGCACTTATGCCCGAGTTCGATCAACAATATCAGTTTGATATTACACCAGTTGATCGAGAAATACTACTGTCATATCAACCATTACAGGTGGATCAATTCGACACTCGCGGAAAAGAATTCTTAGACAATATTGATAATCAAATACCGCAGTGTAAATTTTGTCCTGAGAGCTACGATTATAAGCCAATCACTTTTAGTAATCTCAAAAAACCCTGGAGAACAAGCTCAACATTATAGGTGTATATTCTGCTAAATATTCTTATGAAGCCAGAGTTTATAACTGTACTGTGTGATGTGTACTGCAAGTGCGGGGACACTGATCCCCGCTACCGTGTGTACGTCAATGACGAGTTGTTTGCAGAACGCACTTGGGTCTGGCGTAATGGGTACTTAGAAGAAATGTTGCAGATCAACGCTGCGCCAGGCAATTATACCATACGTTATGAACTAGTGGATGGATACAACAACAATGCAGGCTTAAAAATTAGAAACATGCGTGTGACTCAAGGGCCGGCACGCATACGTGACAAACAAGGTTCCCTGGAGGTATGGCATGCGGGCGTATGAAATAATGGAAAATGCATCAGCAGGTGCAAGCTGTTCAGGTAGTGTTGCAACTGTGAGCATGGCAATTGGAGAAATACAATCAAGAAACGGCGGATCGTTATTGAGTGGTAAATACTCTACAGATCCCACGCCTAACACGCCCAAGGAATATAAAAGGAATAAAAATGCTCGCGGACAGTTTAAAAACTCTATTAGCAACTGAATATGCTTTTACAATAAAAGCACAACAGTTCCATTGGAATGTAGAAGGACCAGACTTTGGCCAACTGCACAAGTTTTTTATGATGATATATGATGACGTGTACGCTGCAATCGACCCCATAGCAGAATATATCCGAGCATTAAATGAATACACACCCGGTAGCTTTGAACGCTTTGGTGAATTGTCGGTTATCTCGGGACAAACCAAAATTCCACGTGCTCGATTGATGCTGGAAGAATTGCTGGCCAACAATGGTCAGATGTTGGATTTGCTAAACGAAACCTTTGCTGCTGCTGAACAAGAAAATCAGCAAGGGGTTATGGATTTTCTTGCTGGGCGTATTGACGCACATCAAAAGCATGGTTGGATGCTGAGAAGTTATTTGAAAGACCAACGAGCATGAGCAACGACATCAAGAGTATTTTAGAGCGTATGGCTGTGCTGGAGGGCAAGACTACTCCAGTTAGTGTCAAGCATGGATTAAATCCGCAACAAAAGTCAGTGCATCAGTTGCCTGCATTGTTCAAGCCCAGAGACATTAGCACAGTGCTCAAAAGCAAAACAGATCCGCAACACCCCATGAAGGGCAAGTTGGTAGGTGACAGCGTTGTGCCAAAACAAAATGCCCTTGACGAAGCCATGGTCGACATAGAAGAAGACATGATTGGCAAAGTCAAACGTGATCTTACACATTATCTTGATCAGTTGCAACAAAAGATCTCTGATGATGGACGCCGTGATCGTGACAACACTCCAATTGATAAATTGGAAAAGAAACAACACATTGATCGCGATCTCAAAGCAAAAGCTGTTGATGCTGTGGCCAAGAGAAAAGCTGAAGAAGATTATGAGCTTGACGAAGATCCTACTCAGCAAGAAATTGGAGTAGAAACTCCACCTGCTCCAATACAAGATCCCCAACTGCCTGAGTCAGCTGTAAAAAGTTATGCCATGGAAGATGGCTCCGTGCTAGACTGCTACGGTGATCAAGATCGTGGCTTTGAACTACGTCGTGGCCCACGCAAGTTGCCCACTCGATTCCGCAACATGGATGACACAGACATGGCAGTCAAACTGTTTCAAAAACGTAGTGCTGCACGCGATCAAGACCTTGATCAAGATTACATACAAGAACGATAATATGATAGTAACTGACTTATTTAGATCCCGCGTGGTTGCAGAAGCACTCGAGCAGCCAATAACCACAGGATTCTTAAACCCTGCAACTGGCAAACCGTATTTGCCCAGCGAGCTTGCGGCCAAACGTCAACAACGTGCAGTAGCAGCAGGACGACTGGACGCACCTCAACCAGCAACGGTTGATCCAGCAGCAGAAGCAGAAAAAATTAGAAAAGAAAAACAAGCAGCCGCTGCACAAGCGGCACAAGATGAGATGGATGACAAAGCGATTGCTGCTACGCCTGGCGCTAGCGCATTTGGTGCAATGGCTCAACAGTTAGGCGGCCTGGCGCCTGCCAACACAATGGCCAATGCACCAGTATCCAGTACAAATGTAGCCAAACCAGGCAATCCAAACGCAGCAGCACCTGTTGCTGCTCCTGCAAGTACTCCAACTGTGCCTAGTCTAACGTCAACACCGGCAAAAGTTGAGCCTCTTGCGACAGCGCCTGCTGCCCCAACACCCACAACATCTGAACCTATATCTATCGGTGGACAAACAATCAAACCCACTGATCCATTGTATGCACAAATTATGCAAAATGCTCCAGCTGGTACGTTTGATGCACCCGAAGTGGCGCCTGCTGCGACTGACGCAGCACCCGAGTTGACCAATGCTGAAAGAATTGCAGTCAAAGACATTGCTGTCAAGGCCTCTGACATGTTGAAGACTGTGCAGACCAAAGATGATCTAGCCAAAGTCAAGGCATTTATCGATCGTGAGTTTGCCAAACAAGGCAACAAGTACATGAGCGAAGCTATGTTTTTCAATCGTGACCGATTAATGGAACAGGCAACCCGAATTTATCACCGCAGGATATCATAAACACACTACCTTAGGACCAGTACTCGTTACTGAATCAAGTGTGCGCCGGCTGCTGGCGCGGGACGGCTGAATTCGCTACTCAGAATCCTGAAAGTGAGCATATACATATTGACTTCTCCTACAGTAACAGTTATACTAACTGACTACTTTAGGAGATTTCTATGACACAGCAAAAAACATTCAACGGCGATCAAAAGATCAAACTGACACAAATCATCAACGAGGGCATGCAAGTGACCCAGGAGATTGAAACACTCACAGGCGGCCTCAATGACACCATCAAGGCCATTGCAGAAGAACTTGAAATCAAGCCTGGCGTGCTGAAAAAAGCTATCAAGCTAGCACACAAAGCTGAATTTGGCAAAGCCAAACAAGATCACGAATTGTTGGAAACAATTCTTGAAACTGTTGGCAAAACACTATAAGTACTGTCTTGAACAGCGGGCCGCTCACGTTACGAGCATGAATCACGGCTTACCGGCCACAAACGGAGAACAATGAGTTATATTGACGCACTTTATGATCGTGAGCACGATCGAATTCATGTGGTAGAACGCCGCAACGGCATTCGAGTCTATAAAGAATATCCTGCCAACTACATCTTCTACTATGATGATGCACGTGGCAAGTTCCGCAGTATCTATGACACACCTGTCAGCAGATTCAGCACACGCAACAACAAAGAGTTTCGCAAAGAAGTTCGCATGCACTCGGGCAAGCAACTGTACGAGTCAGACATCAATCCTATTTTTAGATGCCTAGAAGAAAACTACAAGGACCAAGACGCTCCTGAACTGTACACAGCGTTCTTTGACATTGAGGTGGACTTTGACAAAGTTCGCGGATTCAGTCCAGTTGAAGATCCGTTCAATCCAATCACTGCTATATCAGTTTACTTGAACTGGTTGGATCAACTGGTTACCTTGGCTGTGCCCCCCAAACACTTGAGCATGGCCACTGCTCAAGAAATGGTAGCTGAGTTTGACAACACATTCTTGTTTGAGCGAGAAGAGGACATGATCAAGATGTTCTTGGACTTGATTCAAGAAGCTGATGTGCTAAGTGGCTGGAACTCAGAGGGTTATGATATTCCGTACACCATAAATCGTTGTACTAGAATTCTCAGCAAGGATGACACACGCAAGTTCTGCTTGTGGGGACAATTTCCCAAGAAGCGAATATTTGAACGATTTGGTGCAGAAAAAGAAACATTCGATCTTGTGGGTCGTGTACACATGGACTATATGCAGTTGTATCGCAAGTACACTTACGAAGAACGGCACAGCTACAGTCTGGATGCTATTGCCGAATACGAGCTCGGTGAACGCAAAACACAGTTCGAAGGCACACTGGATCAGTTGTACAATCAGCACTTTAAAACCTTTATTGAATACAACAGACAGGATACTGCACTGTTGGACAAACTGGACAAGAAGCTGCGTTTTCTAGAACTAGCCAGCGAACTAGCACACGCCAACACTGTGTTGTTGCAGACCACTATGGGTGCGGTTGCGGTGACTGAACAAGCTATTATCAACGAAGCACATGAACGTGGCATGGTTGTACCAAATCGTCAGCACAGAGACGAAAGTATTGACAACCAAGCTGCCGGTGCGTATGTTGCGTATCCTCGAAAGGGCATGCACGAATGGGTAGGATCTGTTGACATTAACAGCCTGTATCCGTCGGCAATTCGTGCCATGAACATGGGACCAGAAACTGTGGTTGCACAACTACGTCCAGTAATGACCGACAAGTACATCAAAGAAAAGATGGCCAAGAACGGCGGCAAGTTTGCGGATGCATGGGAGGGCTTGTTTGGCAGTCTTGAGTACACCAGTGTGATGAATACTGAAGTGGGTACACAGATCACTGTGGACTGGCAAGATGGTTCCGAAAGCACCCACAGTGCAGCAGAGATCTGGAAGATTGTGTTTGACAGTCATCAGCCTTGGATTCTAAGCGCAAATGGTACTATCCTTACCTACGAGAAGAAGGGTATCATCCCGGGGTTGCTGGAACGTTGGTATAGTGAGCGTAAAGACATGCAGGCCAAGAAGAAACTGGCCACAGATCCCAAAGACATTGCGTTCTGGGACAAGCGACAACTGGTCAAGAAAATTAACTTGAACAGTTTGTATGGTGCAATTTTGAATCCTGGTTGCAGATTCTTTGACAAGCGCATTGGACAAAGTACTACGCTGACAGGCCGGGCAATTGCCAAACACATGGACGCATACATCAACGAATGTATCACTGGTGAATATGACCACGTGGGCAAGGCTGTAATTTACGGTGACACAGACTCGTGTTACTTTAGTGCATGGTCGGTACTGGAAAAAGAAGTACAAGAGGGTCGAATGGAATGGAGCAAGGAAACTTGCATTGCACTGTATGACAACATTGCTGACCAAGTTAATGAGTCATTCCCGGGCTTTATGGAACGAGCATTTCATTGCCCACGCGACATGGGTGCTTTGATCAAGTGTGGTCGAGAAATGGTAGCAGATCGCAGCTTGTTTATTACCAAGAAGCGATATGCAGTCAACATCATTGATCTTGAAGGCAAACGACTGGATGTCGATGGCAAAATTGGTAAGACCAAAGCAACTGGGCTTGATTTAAAACGCAGCGATACACCCAAGGTTATTCAGGACTTCTTGCTAGAAATTCTAAATAAGATTCTAAGTGGTGTCCAGCGTGATGATGTGATTGAACACATTCGTAAATTCAAGTATGAGTTTATGGAGCGACCGGGTTGGGAGAAAGGTAGTCCCAAGCGTGTGAACAACTTGACCAAGTATGGTGCTGCTGAAGCAGAACAAGGCAAAGCCAACATGCCCGGGCATGTGCGAGCTGCTATGAACTGGAACAACATGCGTAGAATGAACAGCGACAATTACTCAATGCAGATTGTGGATGGTATGAAAACTATTGTGTGCAAACTCAAGAGCAATGCACTAGGGTGGACGTCAATTGGTTATCCCACAGACGAACAACGATTGCCTGCCTGGTTTACTGAGCTGCCATTTGACGATGGTTTAATGGAAGCTACTGTAGTTGATCAGAAAATTGACAATTTGCTCGGAGTACTGGATTGGGATCTGGTGTCAGCTACCAATACAGAAAACACATTTACTAGTTTATTTGCATTCGAATGATCCTAAGTGAAGTTGTAAAATTCAAGAACTTGCTAGATGGCATGAGCATAGATCCTGCATGTCATGCAGCGGTACGCCATCTAGCAAGTATCATGCACGTGATCAACGAGCAGCATATTCGTTTGGCTAATGTAAACGAGGATCTAGCAACTAACTTTGAACGAGTTAAAGAATCTATTGCTTCATTTGATGCAGTTGTTATGGACCTCAATCGCAAGTTACAAACCATGATTGATACTTACGAACCAGCTTTGTATCAGTCAAGTCTGCGAGTATACGAAGAAGAAATGCGTTATGAACCTGATAACTATATTCTTGATCGTAGACTAAGCATTGATCCAGAAAGCAATATTGTACTACGCGGCAGGCTCAAGGGTTATACTGATTGGAGATTGCCAGGCATGATCATTCGTCCTGGCAGAGAAAATTTCATCGAAGATTTAGTGCCCTTGGATCCGTTGTATCTTGTAGATCATAATACTCAGCTGCTGGAACCTGCAATATCAGCATTTACTCCCGAGTATCAACGCCGACTGCGTCCATATGCAGTAAATGATTATCAAGGATGGCCGGCTATGCGTCAGTTGCCCGACAATCAGTTTGGCCTGATATTTGCCTACAACTATTTCAACTACAAACCTATCACAGTGATACAGTTGTACCTGGAAGAAATATTTGCCAAACTTCGGCCAGGCGGCGTATTTTTGTTTACCTACAACAATTGCAATCGTTGGCACGGTGTAGCACTAGCAGAGAAGAATTTTATGAGTTATGTTCCGGAGCATAGACTTCGAATCATTGCAGAAAATATTGGTTATGAGATCACTCATACCTACAACGGCCAAGGAGATGTCAGTTGGTTGGAACTAACACGCCCTGGCCAAATTGTTTCACTAAGAGGCGGTCAAAGCCTTGCCAAAATAATTGCAAATGCGCAATAAAACCTATATACTAACACACAAGGAGAATTTATGAGAGATTATCTATCGGACTTGGTCCAACACACACATGATCTGGGCTGCATTAGCTTGGTCAAAATTGTCGGTGACGACAAAACTACAGCAATTTCTGGTCTTGCCGAAGACTTGAGCGTGGTAGTGCAAGCAGAGTTCAAGAACCCTGTTCCCGAATTCATGGGCACCTTTGGTATGCCAAACTTGACCAAACTCAAGACTTTGCTCAACTTGCAAGAGTACCGCGAAGATGCCAAACTTTCTATTACCAAAAGAGCATCTGGTGAGCCAGACGGTATTGCATTTGAAAACAAAAATGGTGACTTCAAGAACAGTTACCGTTTTATGGCAAGTGAAATTGTCAATGACAAACTGAAGACTGCCAAGTTTAAAGGCGTTAATTGGCACATTGAGTTTGAGCCTAGTGTGGCTAGCATTTTGCGTCTCAAGATGCAGATGAGCGCAAACGCAGAAGAACCCAACTTCCAAGCCAAAGTTGAGAATGGAGACCTGAAGTTTTTCTTTGGCGATCATTCCACACATGCTGGCAACTTTGTGTTTCAGGCCAGTGTTTCGGGCACACTCAAACGTGCGTGGTCATGGCCTGCTGGTGCAGTTGCCAACATCCTGAGTCTAACTGGCGACAAAGTAATGCGTATCAGCGACGACGGTGCAGCACAGATCACTGTTGACAGTGGCCTGGCAGTTTACAATTACATCCTGCCTGCACAAAGCAAATAATGACCGAGCTTGTACAAGACAATCTAACTGCCAAGCAAAACGACTATGCCGTTTTTCTGCCGGCCATTAGTGGTTTCTACGCTACGTTTGTGGGCAAGCAAAGAAACGAACAGTACGTAGATCCTGCTCGTTTTCCGGGCGGACTCACTGACATGGAACAAATGAATTGGCTCAACAGCCAGAAAGGATTGTTCCCGTACAAATGGTCATTGTACTCGGGCGGACATGCCAACTTGGACTTGAACAAGCAGGACTGGTCAGAAGATATGGTTCGTAATCGTGAACCTGGCACGTTCATGCTTGGTGACTCGGGTGGATTCCAGATTGCCAAGGGCTTGTGGGAAGGTGACTGGAAAGCCAACTCAGGTTGTCCCAAAGCTCAGAAAAAGCGAGAACTTGTACTAGCATGGCTAGACAATATTGCTGACTACGGCATGATCCTGGATATTCCAACCTGGGTTATCCATGACAAGAAAGCCAGCACAGCTTGTCAAATTACCACACTACAAGAAGCAGTAGACGCTACCAAGTTCAACAATGAATATTTCATGACCAACCGCAAGGGCAAAGACAACGGTGGTGCCAAGTTCTTAAACGTGCTGCAAGGCGACAATCATACCAGTGCAGAAGCTTGGTATCAAGAAATGAAAGACTACTGCGATCCTGTAAAGTATCCCGACACACACTTTGATGGCTGGAGTATGGGTGGACAAAACATGTGTGATGTTCATCTAGTACTCAAGCGTCTAGTAGCACTGCGTTATGACAATTTGCTTCAACCGGGCAAACATGACTGGATGCATTTTTTGGGCACTAGCAAACTGGAGTGGGCCGTTTTATTAACCGTTATACAAAGAGCAGTAAGAAAATATGTCAATCCGCAATTTACCATCTCTTTTGACTGTGCCAGTCCGTTCCTTGCAACAGCAAACGGACAAGTGTACTTTGAAAATGTCTTTGAACACGACTCGAAATGGTCGTATCGCATGGCTCCTTCAGCCGACAACAAAAAATACAGTGCCGACACACGAAAGTGGAGTGATGGAGTAATTGCTGACGGCGTCTATCCACGTTGGGAAGATTCACCTATAAGCGATCTGCTTACCATGAAAGACATTTGTATTTACAAACCAGGTGTTGCCAAGCCCGGCATCACACTTACGCCTGAAAACTTTCAAGATCCACAATCCTATCATGTACAGCCGGACCTGAACAAGAATGGCAAATGGGGCAAAACATCCTGGGACAGTTTCAGCTATGCCTTGCTGATGGGGCATAATGTTTGGATGCACTTGACTGCGGTGCAAGAAGCAAACAGACGTTTCGATGCCGGAGAACATCCTGCCATGATGCGACGACAAGGCGGGGACTATGCCAAGTTCGAAGATATTGTGGAAGCTATTTTTGCAGCACCAGATCGTGCAACTGCCGAAGCCATTATCGAAACCTACGACAGCTATTGGATGGAGATTGTGGGCACACGAGGATTCAAAGGCAAAAAAGCCAAGAATGCTCGCACCCAATTTAGTGCATTGTTTGATTTAGAGCAAACCGATGTTGACGATAATGCAGATGATAGTGTACAATTGAATGAAGCAGCACTAAATCAACTGGAACAGGATCAAGCATGAATCGGCAGGGGCATAACAGCGTAGAGTTTTTTACTGGCACAGAAGTAGAACGTACTCCGGCCTTTGGTTTACAAACATTGTTTGTGGTAGGTGTTCATACGCAACAAGAAATCCAAGACTGGATTGATGACTTTGCTAGTTATGAAGATGCTACCAAGCACATCGAACACATCTTCTTTGGTGCCAATCACAGTTTTGATCCCAAAAACAATCTAGATTGGGCACGTTGGGAAGGTATGATTGGGCATTTCCTTGCTAAAGGATACTTGTGCAGCCTAGACATTCCAATCACGGCTGTAGAAGAATTCCACGAAGCAGGACTGTGCGAGTATCGCAACTTTATCCCACAGATCCGCGTGAGCATTCCTTACGTGAAACTGTGGAACTACAACACCATGATCAAGATCGATGACAAAGATTTTGATGCAACTAATCCCGGCGTTTGGACTCATAGTCTGCACAGCTTGATGTCAAGACGAACATTTACAGACTGGGATCAATACAAAAAGGATGCACCAGTATGACAAGTTTAGACCCAAGAGAAATGACGCTAGCAGAAACTCGTAATCGAGTAATGTCAGTTGCAACCAGAAAAATTTGGATAACCTTCCAGAAAGAAGGCATTCATTGCTATCCAGCAGCAGCAACAGATCCTGCACTGGCCACAGGCAATGAATACGATGTGAGTTTTCTAGCAACACCGCATCGGCACATTTTCCACTTTAGAGTTTGGATCAATGTTGTACACAATGATCGCGACATTGAGTTTATCCAGTTCAAACGTTGGCTAGAAAATCTCTACAAAGACAACATCCTACAGCTTGATTACAAAAGTTGTGAAATGATGGCAGACGATCTCTATCAAGAGATTGCACAACAGTATCCCGATCGTTCGATCGAGATTGAAGTATCCGAAGATGGTGAAAACGGAGCTTTAATTCAATACCACACTCACCGTGCTCAATTAATCTCAGTTTAAGGAAAATAACATGGCTAAGCCTATCATCAAACCCAATCAACGCCTTGCAGAAATCTTTGAGGATCTTGAAGTATACCTGGAGTTCTGTCAGGACTTTGGATACCGCTACAACGAAGCGGATCTGTACAACTTCAAGAGCTATGCCTGGCAACAGTACAGCAAACATGCACAAGGCAAGAATGCCAAGAACATGTGGTGGGAAGATGCTCGCAGACTTGCAGGATTTCGTCCAGCATGAGCGCCGCTCGAGAGAAAGATCAAGCAGATTTTGATCTCGAGCGTTTTATCGACATGTTTGATGAAGCCCTGACCAGCCAAGATCCGCGAGTGATGAATGCACTACGCAGTCTCATGATGATGGTGACCTTGACTCGACCAGAAACAAGTAGTACAGTGCATGATCGCAGAGAAGGGCCTCTAAGAAGATTGTTCGAAGACGTGCAACATCTAAATAGACGTATGCATGAGATAGAATCAAAACTCACTGACATTCGTCGATATAGCAAGGCTGAAAAGTACGAAAAGTACGAATATGAAAAGTATCCTGACGAAAAGTATCTCATGACTGCTACACAGGTAATGGCAGCTCAGATTGATCAAGATGTGTTGAATCAATTCAACAAAGGGTTGGTATTGGATCGAGTAAAAGGACTAAAATGAGAAAACTATATTACATGGGACTTGAATCGTACGAGGCCCGATACACACTACAGCTCACAGAGTGGAATCGGCGTGTGTTCGAACGTCGCGGTCTTGATGTTGTTTATGTTCCCGGACTTACCTTAGACAACAGCCAAAAGATTGTGACTGGACAAGTGCTAGATGCACATGGCCGCAGTTACTTTGGCATGAGTCAAATGATGAATCTTGTGCGACTCATGCAGCAAGGTGAAGTTACTAGTGAAGATGTAATCTACTTTGAAGACATGTTCCAACCCGGTATCGAGAGCTTGCCATACATCATGGACCAAGTGCCCGCTGACATGCGTCCCAAAGTGTATGTAAGATGCTTGGCTCAAGCTATTGACCCTGATGACTTTGTGCATGTTTGGGGCATGGAAAAGTGGATGGGCTTGTATGAAAAAATGGTTAATGAGTTTGTTACGGGTGTTCTTGCCACCAACGAAGAAATGGTTGCGCACATGCGTATTGCTGGATGGACAGCTCCGATCTACAACATTTCCGGTCTTGCATTTGGCAAAGCCGAAGTTCTTGAGCGCATTGGTGGCAAAGAACAAATCCAGGCGTTTGATTCCCGTGCCCGGAGGGTGGGTTTTGCAGCACGATTCGACCAAGAAAAGCAGCCTGGGTTCTTCATGGACCTTATTGAAATGTATGGTGAGCTCACCAGCGAGCCATGTGAGTTTGCAATTTACAGTGGCGGACCTTTGCGATCCAACAATCCAGAGTATGTTGAACGTGCCCGCCGTATGGAGGCAGAAGGCAAGCTCAAGATCTATGATAACATAAGCAAGAATGAATACTATGCTTTCCTTAATGATACTCGTGTGCTGTTTAATTGTGCTTTACAAGACTGGGTTTCCAACACCGTCAGTGAAGCAGACACTCTGGGCTGTAATGTGCTTTACCCTGCTTATCGCAGTTTCCCTGAAACCTTTGCAAACGATCCTAATCGACTTTATATTCCCTGGAGCATAGATGACGCCTACCACAAGATGCAAAATCTTCTCAAGGCACCACATCACAACATGGGTTTGATCAGCGACTGGAACAACGGCACAGTGGATCGTGTGGTTGATATTGTCTCTGGCGCAGGCGAGCAATGGAATCGCGCAGGCAATCGATATCGTGACCATGTTGCTCACGAAAAGTATCAAGTTGTAAAGATCGAAAAATGAACATACTAATAACCGGGGCAGCTGGCTATATCGGAGGACAGTGTGCATTGGCATTGAAAGATGCCGGACACACTATTACTGGTATTGACCGCAGGACTTTGCCCAATCACCTCAAAGGTGTTATGGATTTTGTACAAGCAGATTTTGACAGCGACGAATCATTTAGAAAAATAGTCGAGGTCCGTCCTGATGCTGTGGTTCATTGTGCTGGTACCAGCTTGGTTGGTCCAAGTGTCAAAAATCCCAGTGATTACTACAACAACAACATGGTCAAGACCATGCACTTGTTGACTATCATGATGTCAGCTGTGCCCAAGGCCAAGTTCATCTTTAGTTCGAGTGCTGCGGTATACGGCGAGCCAGTTATGGCCAACTGTCATGAAGTTGATCCCAAAGAACCTATCAGTCCTTATGGCGAAAGCAAGCTGATGGTTGACTGGATGCTGGAAGCGTATCGTCGTGCATACGGTCTTGACTATGTGAGCTTTCGCTACTTTAATGCTTGCGGTGCTGATTCACAAACACGTCATGGTCAAGAGCCTGCTGCCACACACATCATGGCACGAGTTCTTGAATGCCTGCGTGATGACACAGAGTTTACCTTGAATGGTACTAACTATCCTACACCAGATGGTACTTGCATTCGGGACTATGTGCATGTGGAAGACATTGCCCGAGCTCATGTGTTGGCACTAGAACATAATGTACCAGCAGGAGTGTACAATTTAGGGTCTGATACTGGTACCAGCAATCAAGAAATTATTGCTGCCGCCGAACGTATCACTGGCCGCATATTAAAAATTGTTGCTGGCAAACAGCGAGCAGGTGATCCACCATTGCTAACCGCTAGTGCAGCCAAGTTTGGTGCTGTGGCAACGCCTGCTTGGCGGCAGCATGATCTTGATGCTATGATTGCTCATGCATGGTCTTGGTATGTTCGATAAGATTCTGAAATTTGAACAAGAGCTAGCCAAGTTCACTGGTGCACCGTATGTGATCATGACTGATTGCTGCACACATGCCATTGAACTTTGCTTACGGCACGATCGTATCCGAAGCTGTAGTTTTACTGCGTTTACCTATCTGAGTGTGGCAATGACCATGCACAAACTGGGCATCAAGTACGGCCTGGAAAACGAAGTCTGGACCGGTGAGTATCACATTCATGACACTCGAATCTGGGACAGTGCTAGACGACTAGAAAAGAACATGTATAGGCCCGGTACTATGCAGTGTTTGAGTTTTGGGCATGGAAAGCCTTTACATATAGGCCGTGGTGGTGCTATACTGTTAGATGACAAGGCAGCATATGAAGCAATGCTTTTGCAACGATATGATGGACGCAACCTAAATATCTCACCCTGGGAAACGCAAAGTACATTTCGAGTTGGATATCATTACAAGCCCACGCCGGAAGAAGCTATTCAAGGCTTGGCCATGTTGGAAGGTATCAAAGAACACAATCCTGTGCCAGTGCCGATTGCATACCCAGACCTAAGAACCATTACCATTACAGACTAATATGACAGACACAAGCAAAAACTTATCACAAGTACTTCGAGACCGAATGAAGTCAGACAACAAGCGTTTCTGGGCTGGTGACAACATCAGCGACTATGTTGCTGAATCAGACAAAGAACACCTAATCAATGAAGCCACTGTGGCTTTTGAAAAAGTTTTAGATACTTTGCTTATCGATCGTGAGACGGATCCCAACAGCAAGGGCACAGCACGTAGACTTGCCAAGATGTACTACAATGAAATAATGGCAGGTAGATATGAACAAGCGCCCGACGCAACAGCATTTCCAAATGATTCAGCGGACCGTTATGAAGGTATGCTTGTTGTACGTAGTGAGTTGCGCTCTATGTGTTCTCATCATCACCAACCTGTGGCTGGCGTTGCTTATATTGGTATTATTGCTGCTAATAAACTCATTGGTCTTAGCAAGTATACCCGAATCGCTCAATGGTGTGCCCGAAGAGGAACTCTCCAGGAGGAACTTTGTAACGACATTGCCCGTGAGATTAGCAAGGCCACTGACTCCGAAAACGTAGCAGTGTACATCCAGGCCACCCATGGATGTTGTGAGAATCGTGGTATCATGGCACACAGTAGTCTCACACAGACTACGGTTTTAAGAGGCGCCTTCAAAGAAGATCAAAGTGTCAAGAAGGAATTCTTTGACAATATCAAACTGCAACAGGACTTTGCACCACGATGAGATATGAAACTTTAGAACAGGCGGCCGCCGCAGGTGCCGCACCTTGGAACAACGAAGCCTCAGAATATTCGGACTATCACGTGGCAGTGTTCCGCGATAGTTATCCAGTGACTGTGGGGCATTTATTGTTTGTGCCGCGATGGAACAAAAACGTTATTATTGAAGAAGCAATGAAATATGCATTTCGTTTTGGACACCAAAAGGTTGTATCTGGTGAATGGGAAGCCTACAACGTAGGTATCAACTGCGGTGCTGCTGCTGGCCAAACTGTGATGTACCCGCATGTGCATTTGATTCCACGACGATCTGGCGACTGTGAGGATCCTGTAGGTGGTGTGCGTGGAGTTGTCCCTGGGCAAGCCAACTACAAGCAATCAGACTATCGGCAACCGGTATAAGTACTGATCAAGCGGTCTCAGGCTCGTCCCGCTTTACAAACTCCGCTGCCTATGCTATAATTTAACATAGGAAAATTAATGACAACACTCACACCCATCGCTTACAAGTACACCAGTACCAAAGAATACGTCAATGCATTCCCTGTCGCTTATCGACAATGGAAGGCTGACAGCCACTGTAATCTAATTCATGGCTACAGTTTCAGCATGAAGTTTTACTTTGGTACCAACTATCTGGATGCTCGAAACTGGGCTGCTGACTACGGCGGTCTCAAAGAGCTCAAAGCTGTGCTGGAAAGTCAATTTGATCACACACTGCTGGTCAGCGAAGATGATCCCGAATTGGCGTTTTACAAAGAAATGGAAAAACGCAAACTGGCCAAGTTGACCATCCTGCCCAAGCTGGGCTGCGAAGGCTTGGCTGATCAGATTTACAAATATGTCAATGGTGTTTATATCCCAGACTTTTGGGGGCACGGTGAAGCACAACGACTGTGGTGCTATCGTGTGGAAGTGCGCGAAACACAAGCCAACATGGCTTACCGCGAAGGGCATCGTGAATGGAATGAGGATTTGTTTGCATGAAATATGATATTGCAATGCTGCTGGCTACCAGGGGCAGAACTGACAGTTTAGGACGCAGTATTCGCAGCTTGGTAGAACAAGCTAACGACATTTCTCGAGTGCAACTTATGTTTGCGTTTGACAAAGACGATGAACTGGGCAACAATTATTTTGCAACAGATCTGCAACCTTGGCTGGATGCAAGAGACATTGCATACACTGCAATGAAGTTTGATCGCCTAGGCTATATTGGCTTGCACAAATACAACAATGCCATGGCTGCACAAACCAATTCCAAATGGCTGTGTATCTGGAATGACGACGCAGTGATGGAAACGCCAGGCTGGGATTCAGTTATCATGAGCTACGATAATCAGTTCAGGCTATTAAGTTATCGTACTCACAACTTACATCCGTACAGTATTTTTCCTATTGTGCCACGAAAGTGGTATGACCTCTTGGGTTACATCAGTCCACATCCCACACAAGATGGATGGGTAAGTCAGCAAGCATACATGCTGGATATCTACGAACGTATTGCAGTTGACGTACTACACGATAGGTATGATCTAACTGGCAACAACAACGATGAAACATTTCGCAATCGTCCCATGCTAGAAGGCAAGCCCGATGATCCTAGAGATTTCCACAGCAAACAAATGTTGGAATTGCGACACCGAGACTCGGCTAAACTGGCTACATACATGCGATCCATTGGCATGAGCACAGTGTTCTTTGAAAATGTTTTTAAAGGCACACAAGATCCCTGGGAAAAGCTGGCCAAAAATGACGTCAACAGACTTATGGTTCAGTTTGCCAATCCGCATAGTAAATAATCAATGACACACAAA